GTAGCGGTTTTTGAGTTGTTTGACCATTAACTGATTCATACCTTCCAATTGTTCAGTTGAAATAAGAGCAAGCATTAAATCTGCAGTTGCAGGAAGACCAAAGGATTCAGAAGTATCTGTCAACTCAACATCGGTATTACCAAAACCTGAACGAGTAACTTGAGTAGCTGACCAAATTGGAACATCATGTTCAACAGCTAAACCTCTAAGTTCTTCAGCAATTGCTTTAATGAGAGAGTATGTGTTAACAGATCCACCAAGACCTTTGATTCGCGATGATCCCATGATGTTAAGATAATCAACATAAACTACGTCAGGCTTAAAGTTTTTCTTAAGCCTGAGCTCATCAAACAAAGCTCGAAAATGACCAACGTGTGCTGTAGCTGTAGGATATTCTTTTACAATAAGTTTGCCTCTAGACTTCTCCTTGAGTTTGTTAACTTTGGTATCAAAAAGTTGTTGAGGCAACGTCTCAAGTTGATCAATCGGGACATCAAGTAAATTTGCATCGATGCGCTCAGCAATCCTTTCTTCTGCCATTTCGAGAGTAACGTATAGTACGTTGAGTCCAGCGGCGAGATTGGCACTAGCAAAGTGACACATTGCCAAACTTTTTCCCACACCTGTACCTGCCAATATGATGTTAAGAGTTTTATTCGAAACACCACCTTTCGTAATGGTGTTAAAGAGCGATAAGTCGAAAGGTATTTTGTCTTCTTGAGCATGATAGAAATCGTATCGTTGGGTTGAATTTTCAAAATAGTCGTGGCCGACATTTGTATCAAAAGACACTTGAAGCGCCTTGGATAGTATTCCGGGGATTGCACCATCAGTTAGTTGTTTCTCCTTTCCATCGATGATGCTTATAGATTTAATGATAGCAAGATAGACTGCTCTATTCTTACACCACTCCTCGGTAGAGTTCAGTAGCCATTCTCTGTCAATCTTCTCATGATTACATAAGTCAAGAATTAAATTATGAATCTCGTTCTTATTTGACTTATTTATAAAATCTGACTTTTGAAACTCAACATCTAAAGCAGATGATGTAGGCAGTTTGTTGTAATTACCTAGGAATTGGAGTATTAGTTCATACACAGGCCGATACTCGTTTTCAAAGTATTCGGGCTTTAGGTGCGGTAGGGTCTGACGACAAAATTCTTCATCATTCGTCAGATTCTTGAGTATCAGCTTCTGTAGATTCGTCATTAACTTTTTCTTCGATTAAAGTGATAAGTATATCACCCATAAAATTTTTAAACGCCTTAGATTTTTCTAATTTAGTTTTCTTTTTTCCCTTAGGAACTTCATTAATTGTAAAGTCAAATTTGACAACTGGTTCATCAACTGTACCTTTGATTTCAACTTTACCATAGGTATATACTACACCATTATAAGGACCTTGTACAACCTTTAATGAATATAATTCACTATCACCTTTTTCGACAAATTGTATATAGCGGTCAACATTTATTTTATTCGCTGCCATCTTCAACCTCCTCTGTTACCATTTCTACTGTTCCAATTTTAAACATTTTTTCAATGTGCTGTGCGAAATCAGTCTTTTCGAAGACTGGTTCCCAAAAAGCCTTTTCTAAAGTTTGCTTAGCACGAACGTTTCCGGATAGCTCTTCACCATTAGCTGGATTTTTTGCTTGGTACCAACCATTTTTGGGCTTAATGACATACCCGCTTTTTAGAGCTACATCAAGTAAACCAGACCATTTCTGAATGCCACCTTCCCAAGAAACTGAAATAGGAATTTTAGATTTTTCTTTAACGAATCGAGACTTTTCAACGTTTACAACAAAGTGATACCCTTTGATTTCAGTGCCATCTTTTTCTTGACGGCGGCCGATGATCCAAACATTATCAGCAGAATACATTACACCAGTTCCGCCTGAAACAACAGCTTTCGGAAACATACCTTGTTCCATATAAGTATGGTTAATAGCAAGCAGGGGGATATCTTTAAGAGTTAATGTTGGTGTGATCATTCTAAACAGACCTTTGAGAGCCTTTGCCCGTGTCATATCAGCGACTGATTTCATGTTCTCAGCATCCTCAACTTCTTTCTTAGAGGCGATATTTCCAACAGAGTCAATTACAACAATGACTTTATCTTTGCGATCGATCTCATTTAATTGGTGTACAATGTCAAACTTCAATTCTTCAATGTTAGTAACAGGAGTGTGAAGCACCCGTGAAGTGTCAATACCAAAAGATTCAAAGTAGGATTGTGGAGATCCAAACTCTGAATCATAAAACATAAGAACTGCATCATCATGCTTTTTTAAATAAGCCGCAGCCATCAAAAGTGCAAATGACGTTTTAAAATGCTTAGATGGACCAGCTAAAACTGTAAGGCCCGAGGCAAGTCCTCCATCGATTGATCCGGAAAGCGCAACGTTAATCATTGGCACCGGTGTTGTTGTCAGTTCTTTTTCAGAAAAAAGTTTTGATTCTGAAAGAATTGCTACTCCTGCGGAGCGTGACGATTTTTTTAATTTATCTAATAGTGACATGGTTTCCTTAATTTGTGATACAATTATATACTAATCGCGGTTGTTTGTACAACCTTAAATAAACGATTCAAGTGTTTGTGGTTTTTCTTTAAATTCATAGGTTTGTTTTTTGTTGTCAAAAACACCAAACTCTGCTTTTTTTGTATTTAACTTTCCATCAAGCCAATCCAAAATTGTTCTTGACATATCTTCCGCGGTTGTAACTGGGACGTTTTGACAAATCATATTAAGATTCTTTTTTCCACCTACAAGCTGAAAATCTGAAGGCATTTTCATAATTGAAAGACACTCTCTTACTGTAAGATATCTATCTTCAATCGGATGAGTAAGACACGTTGGTAAATGACCAACAAAAGCGCCGATATAGTCCTTAGGAATTTCTGTTATTTTACGCATGATGTTGCCACCATTTTCAAGTTTTTCATAAATTTCTTCGCACCGCTTAGCCTGTTTATCATATTTATGCGCAGTCATCCATTTAGCAACTCTGTCATACTTAATTCCGCAGTTTTCAAGATAGTCTAAGGGATTAATACTTCGTTCAATTTTTTCTTGGAATTGAGAGTGAGTAACACCTCCTTCAAGTTCTTCTAAAACAAAACGGTAAAAAGGATTATCAGTTGGTTTATTAGTATTAACAAGAACATTCATTGGATCTTTTTCATCAACATATGCGTTAATAATAGTATCTTCAATTTTTTCGTGCGGCCGTCTGAAAAAAGGAAAGATAGGTATTGAATCTCCCTTCCAAAAAAAGTAAAAAGACCTGTCGCGCGTTTGACTTAAGCCATGAAGTTTAGACTTAGTTTTATATAAAGACAATGTATAACCTTTATCTTTCGCCAGTTTTCTTAATTGGTCAACAATAGGTTTACCCATATTAGATGCAAGTCGAGGAGCGTTTTCACCCCAAAATACTTTAGGCTTAACATTTGTTAAAACGTATTCCGCAGATTCAATCATCCAGTTATTTGCTTTATTATCAATGGATGCAGAAGGACTTAAAGAAGATAGACCTGCGCACGGACATACTGCATTAACTACATCAACACTATCTGATCGGCCATTACCTTCGTCAATTACGTGGTAAGGAACTTCATTATTATAGTGATTAAGAAGTTGTGAATCATTAGCCTTAAATGCTGAATACGATAAAATGTATTCAGGTCTTGCACCAAAGACATTCTGCATCGCAATAGTTTCACCCCCTATAAGTGGGACAACAGAAGCGTATTTATAGTTCATTTTCAATATTATTCATCAATTCTTTAAAGGTGTAATCAGCATCTTGGTGTAGTTTGTAAAATTCAAATGCCTGATTTCTCATTGCTTCACGTTTTTTAGGATTATTTTTAAGTTCTAAAATTTGTTGAAATGCTGCGTCAAAGTTATTTTCGTCAAGCCAAATAGTTCCGCTATTATCACACTCAGTTAGTGGTTTTCCATAGTGTCTATGTATACAAATATCTCCGTACTTTTTATTAAAGACAGGAATTGTCCCCGTGCAGACAACTTCACAATGAGTATATTCAATAGAACGATAAATAAACCGCTCTTTCATTCTCGAAAGCTGATATCCAAATCCGACATTTGACATTCTTTCAAGCATTTCGCTATGGTTATAAGGACCAAATAATTGTACAAGAGATCCATAAGCTTCAGATAAATCGTATGTGTTAGGGTTTTCTCTGGTGCGTGTATGATCTTCAAATTCATACAATTCTCTAAATAGTATCATTGCCGGAGATCGATCAATACCTTCAAATGTTGTAAGAAGATTATTTGGTCTAAGATACTCATCATGAAAAATAAACATTTCTGGGTAACCTTTCCAAGGTGTAGTGCGACCAATCCACTTATGATGTCGTTGATTTTCACAGCTTTCTTTCCAATATTGTTCTTTTACCTCGTCAAAATACATACCTGGTTGGAAAGGTAATATTGGTGTACCTTCATTTACACCAAATAAGTCTACATTGCTACCTACTTTTTCACTAGCATAAATTCCAAAATCACTTTTTGTAGAATGAGCAAAAACTACTTTGGCTGCAGCTAAAGCTTCATCCAATCCCGCATTACGCCGAATGGAGATCATGTTGTGATCGTGTTGAATAAGAACAATTGGGACAGTGATTTCACTAATCATTCTTTTAAAATTATTAACCGCTTCTATTTGTAAACTTATCGGAGGGAGGGAATTGATGATAGCAACATCAGACTCGTTTATTTCTTTAATAGCGATATCTACTTCAGCATCTTTAGCAAACTTTACTTTACTAATATTATCGACGTTATGACATTTTGTGCGTGACCATGTCTTGTCTTTAGAAGCATAGACTTTATAATTATATCCATGCTTGTCATAATATTTACACTGCTCAATCGTAAACTTTGTCACCCCGCATCCTTCAATACCACGACCCATTATTATTGAAATATTCTTCATAATATTATTTATGACCACTAGGTTCTTTGCGGTTTAAAAAATCACGGTCGGGTGATTGACCTTCAATACCATGTCGCATGTACGCAACCATGAATGAAGAGTAATTAATCAAATCCTTTGCAGAGTCTTCTAAAGATTCAAAGTTTTGTGTATATTCTGTGTCGTATTCCATTGCCTCAAGAACTGATTGCATACGAAGAACTTTTGCGTGAACAATATCAAGGATTGAGACAATTCCGCGAGGATAATAATCTGCCTGTTTTATGCGTGAGTTAGGATTTTGATAGTCATTAGACTTTTTTATTTGTAAATCTGCACATTCTTCTAAAACCTTAATTGATTCTTTTTCACTTTTCATAGTGTTATTATACTATTTTTTATCAAGCTTGTAAAACAAATTGTTTCTTATTTTTATCCCAAGAATATATACCGTGAAGGCTATAGTCTGCAGTCACCTTATCTCCAATAAAAATATATAAGATATCAGGATGGTCCCTCCACACGTCTTGACGAGCGCGGTTTGCTCTCTTTAAGACATATGGAACGTAATAGTCACCTTCAGTTACTTTTACTTCTACACAACTATTGTCTGCATCAATAACGTCTTTGTATTTTCTAATATCATCAGTGAATCCCATTTCCTTTATAAGGAATACTTCAGGGGCATGACCATATAAGGTTGTTTCTAAGATTTGTTCGAATGACCTTTTTAAACGTGTACTTGTCTTTGAAAAGATTTCATTTGCTTCTGCCTTAGCTCGGGCAAGATAAAAATCACTATCTAACTGAGATGCGTTAAACTTCATGAGTCGCCCATTGATGATTGAGCAAGAGATTGAACTTCATCAGCTTTTTTTCTTGCTTTAATTTCCTTATCAATAAACTTAAAATGCCGCTCGTATACGTGCAAAGATCCTACTTGCCAAGTAATGTCACCAGCCGAATAAGTATTTTCACCAAAATCATTTAGATCTTTCACTAGGCGATCAAGCACAAACTTTTGCCAGGCATAATCATTTCTGTAACCAAACACAACATCATTTGATCGCATTTGAACAACAGCATGAAGAGCATTGTCGCGAACCATATATTGGACAGCATTAGTGCAAATGAAATCAGACATACCATCAACACTAAAATCGTCATGCATAGTAGGTCTTTGGTAAATCATAACAGCTCTTCGCGAATTTGGATCACATAAAAGTTGTTGGCACACGTGGTTGTATTGCTTATGGTTTTCTTTACTAAAGATCAACTGACCGTAATTAGAATTAATTTTGCCTTTTGTCGATGATATCTGTTTCCATATTTCAGGCGTTTTTTCAGGAATGTCATACACATAAAGACTTTCGCTAAGATACCAATCAATTTCTCTTTTGATATACTCATCATTAGGAGTACCAAATATTGATACTTCATCAGCAGTAAAAGATGCACCAACAATTTCAAGTGTTTTTACACCTGTTTTGTCAGTAACGTATTTTTCCGTATTGTACAGATCAATAAACAGATCGCGGATATCCTTGGTTTGCATGAGTCAATTATACACTATTATGTGTTATTTGTAAATAATAAATTACTCTTCAATAATTTCACCAGAAAAAATTCGCTCTGCGAGTTCATTAGCATCGCCAGGGATACGGTTTCCATTAGGGAAATACGCTTTAAAATTCTTAAATTTTTCTCCGTTAAACCAAACCAGAGAAATATGTTTCTGTCCGTTCTCATACCAAGAGTCAAAGGGGCCATGTAGTTTTCCATTTTTGATTCCGGCCTTTGCAAGCATTTCACCATTAAAATGGTATCTAACAGATGTTCCCGTAAATAAGCTATCACGCCCCATGTTTGCTGATTTATAAAATGTACTCGTTGCGTAGTCTGTGTACAAATTATCGGCATTTACTGTGGGTCCTTCTGGGTAATCAGGCCCACGAGAAACATACGCCTCTACTCCATACTTGATTAAAATTGATGTTAAAAGAATAAGTGTTGATAATATTGTTGCTTTCTTCATAATGTTTTTTTTAAATAATTTTGCGCCAACTATTTAGTGTGTGTTTAAAGGGACTACCTTCAATAAGAATAACGCGGTCGAGCATTTTCGCTGCTATTTCTCTAATCTCCTTTTGCGCGTGTTGGCTTTTACGCAGTTTAATAAAATTAGCGAAAGATCGTAAATTAAATTGCACGTCTGCTTGGATTCGACTATTATAAGTTTTAAAAAACCTAGCGCTTTCCTTTGCTCTTTTTCTACCGAGTGTTGGCTCAAGATCAGCCAAGCATTTGTGATATAAAATATTTCCGTCTTCTGTATATTTCTCTAATCTCTTCTGCCACTCGTCAGGCCAATCATCAGGAATAAACATTTTGTCTTCCTTCAGTTCTTTGTATCGCGCCGACTCAGCATTAAGCGAAGATAATCTATGCTTAAGTAAATGAATATGAGAGGCGATATCGCAATCAATAAGGAAATGTACGCTGCATTTTTCAAAGGGTGTTTCGTGTCCTTCGCGCCAAAGCATGTTGATGAGCTTCGGAATTCTTTTTCGCTTTTCTTCATTTAACTCTCTTGATGTTGATGTCCATGCGCTACATGCAATAGTTTCATCAGAACCGTAATGTCCTATTAATTCTACCGTATTTTCCATAAATTATTTATTCAGGACTTACAACGATATAATCATGAAATTGTTTATAGCTATTTGCATACTCAACACACGATTTAAAATCTCCAGAATGATCAACATATGATGAGTCAACCACATAATACGGGCCTTTCGGGTGTGGATACTTTTCTGAATTCTTAACTAAATGTGTTGAAGACATTCTCCATCCTTCTGAGTCTTTTCTAACAATAGTTTTAAACTTAAGAGTATCAGAAGGATGGGAATCTTTTTCAAAAGAAGATACCATTTTATCAATCTGCCACTTAGTTAGAAAGACGTGTGCTTCAACTTTTTTTGGTTCGCTTAACACCACCTTTTCTACAATTTCTACATTTTTTGCAGCATGTGCTGACCAAAATGTAACACCCCAAATAGGAACGGCTAAAGCAAATCCTAGTAATATTGTTTTTTTCATAATTTAAAATTTTAGACCTGACCGTTTTGCGATGCTCGATGTTCTTCTCCAAAATACTTGCGAAGACATTCAAGTCTGTCATCAGCATCTACTAAAAGCTCTAGAGCTTGTCTTGAATTTTTCCAATAATCATCTGTAGAGTGATCACCTATACCTGCCGGGTAATCAGAAAGTAGATCAATAGAAAGCAGAGCTTTTTTTCTGTCAGCAATTGCTTCTGACCAAAGCATTTCATATAATTGTCGTTTCATAATATTTTAGAGTTTAGATAAAAAATCAACTGCAAAACTAAATGCAGCTATTAAACCAATAAATGTCACCCAGGCAACGAGGCCGAAGAAGACAACATTTTCAAAGAACACTCTTTCTTTTTCTTTTTTCATACTCATAGTTTCTAACTTGATTATGTCTATATTCTAACCTATTTTCACAGAAATGTAAATAACTATTTTATATTTTGCGCACTTTTTTGCTTAAAAACAGTCATAATTGTATAAAACTTCTAAAATGATACACTTTTGAGGGCGAAATCTATCGCTCTTGCAGCCTCAAGTTTAACGGGTCGGCCTTTATACCAACCACCATTTTCAGAATCTATTTCGCGGACTAAAGATTCAATATCTCCAGGAGTTATCGGATATTTTCTGCGAATTGCATTTGCGGCAATACTCATCATAATTCTATACATATGATGATACCAACCAGATTGATTGATTGTAACGTATTCAGAC